ATTTGACTCGTTGACAGTCATTTAATTAAATAGGTTTGATTAAAAAGAAAGGGTAACTAAATTAATAGTTACCCTTTTTTGTGTTTATATATGTTTTTCTTATTAAATATGTTTCCAAATCTTTCTATTTTTAATCATAGTTATCAAATTTCTTGTAACACCATACTTTTCTGCTATTATTCTATGAACACCTTCAGTATTTCTAATTTCAATTACTTGTTTTTCAGTTAATTTAGAAGCAAAATGTTTAGAACCTACTGGTTGAACTAATAATCCCGTTGAATAAGCGTGTATTGTATTTTCACTTGCAGTAGACCATTCTAAATTTGTTAGATTATTATTATCTTTTACACCGTCAATGTGATTTATTTGTGATTTATCACAAGGATTATCTAAAAATACCATTGCAACTAACCTATGAACTTTATGTGTTTTATAAATAGTATCTTTTGTAAGACCTGTTTGTAAATATCCCTTAGTATTATACGTAGATTTTTTTATCTTATCTTTAAATGTTTGTGTAGTTCCGTCAGTTTTATAAATAGTCCTTGTAAGACTCTTAACATTACCAAAATTACTTACTTGATAATACCCTTCATATCCTACAATGTCTCTAAATTCTTCTATAATCATTTCCATATCTTTTAACTTTTATTTCTTTCTTTATTTAATCACCCCAAAAAAAAACAAAAGTATTGTTATTATATATTATTTGTATGATATACCTAAAACAAGACGAAATTAACAGAGTTGTTGTTACTTTAACAGAAAATACAACAATACAAGCCCCAATATATTTTCTTTTTGAATTTATTTCGGATGATACAAAATTTGCAAAAGTGTTTACTGCTGAAGATATTAGTTCTAATATTTGTAGATATAATGAATTTATTATAGAATTAACTGATGGGCCTGAAAATTTATTAGAGGGTATTATTAATTTAAATTTAAATGGATATTATAAATACAACGTATATCAACAAAATTCACCTACTAATTTAGATATTAGTTTAGCAGATGGTATAGTTGAGAATGGAATTGTCTATGTATCAGGTGATATAAAACCTAATAGACAATCTTATAACAATGATAATAATTACATAGCGTATCAATAAGATAGTTCATTAGAAGCGTTCTATTTAATTAAATAAAGACAAATAATTTATGAAAGATAATAAAAATACACAAATAAAAATGATTTCTGCACCAGCAAGTGCTGTTGAGGCACCTGTATTTAAGACTGTTAATAACAAATCTTATATTTTATATGGTGATAAAAATAATTTCCCTGAAATACTAAAGGAAATGATGAATACTTCTTCACTACATAATGCTATTTTGAAAAAGAAAGCAGATATGAGCGCAGGTTTGGGCTTTGTTGAGAATGAAGCACTGAAAGATTTTATTTTAAATGTAAATGGTTCTGAAACTTTAAACCAAATTGTATATAAAAATAGTTATGATTTAGCATTATATGGTGGATTTTGTTTTCTTGTATATTGGAGTAAAGATAAAAAGAGTATTGCAAGAATACAATATATGGATTGGAGTAAAGTTCGTAAGATGAAAGAACTAAATGATGATTCTGATATTGCAATTAGACAAGAACAAGGTGTTGATTTCTTTGAAATATCATCGGATTGGTCACAAGAAAGGAAATCACAATATAAACCTAAGATAGTTCAAGGGTTTTCTAAGGACTTTAATGATGCAAGTACTCAATTAGTTTATGTTCCGATGTATAGACCAGGTTGTGAAGATTCATACCCATTACCAGATTATCAAGCTTGTAGCACATATATTGCATTAGACACTGAAATTAGCTCTTGGCATCTTAATTCTGTAAAGAATGGGTTTAGTCCAAGTTTAATGATTAATATGGTTGGTGTTCCAAGTGATGATGAAATGATTCAATTTCAAAGAAAAATAGAACAACAATATGCTGGGAGTTCTAACGCTTCTAAGGTTATATTAACAATTAGTGAAGATGAAACACAGATACCTCAAATTACACCTCTTACACTTAACGATTCTGACCAAAGATATAAAGATTTAGCAGAACAAGTTAAAGAACAAATAGTTATTGGACATAGAGCTTCCAATGCAGCCGTAGGGATTGCTACTGCTGGTAAATTAGGTTCAAGTAATGAAATAATAGAAGCAGAAGCAATGTTTAAAAAAAATGTAATTGACCAATATCAGTTTTTATTAACATCATCATTTAATAGAATTGTTAATATAAATAATTTAAATGAAGAATTAGAATTAGAACAAAGTATAACATTTGATTTAGATAATGTTGTTGAAGATGATGATAATGAAGTACTTAAAGAAATTAAAGAATAAAATAAAAAATAAAGATTATGCCAAATACAAAGATATTAATGGTTACCGCAGATTATTATAAGAGAAATTCTGTAACTAACTTGAACGTAGATGATGAATATATCATCCCACATATTATTAAAGCACAAATACACATAGAACGTGTTTTAGGTTCTAATTTATTCAATTTAGTAGGGTCTGAAATTACATCTGGTACTGTTAATCCAAGAATAGTTACACTTTTAGAAAATTATATACAACCTGCATTAGTAGAATGGGTTACTTATATTAGTTTACCTTATTATAATTTTAAGATAACCAATAAGGCCGTTTCTAAAAAAAGTTCTGATAATTCGGAACCGGCAAGTTTACAAGAAATTAACTTCCTTAGACAAGACATTAGAGATGATGCGGAGTATTTATCAGATAGAATGACAAAGTTCCTACAAACGAACCTATCGACATATCCAGAGTACGCTACAGGTAATGGTGATTATGATGATATTAAACCAAGTAAAAAGAATTTCTTTGGAGGTATATTTTTACAAGGAAACGACTTAGGTAATGGTGATGGGTCTGATAATCCAAACTGTTGTTAAAAAAAATATATAAAATGAAAAGTTTACTATTAAAATTATTATCTATACTAATAATATGGATTTCTCCTATTGCAGATGCTTTATTAGGTATTGGTATATTAATATTTTTAGATTTAGCTATGGGTTTAATTGCAGCACATAAATTAAAAATACCAATTACAAGTTCAAGATTGAAAAATACTGGTGTTAAGTTATTGGTTTACAACCTATTAGTCATAAGTGCTTTTGTTGCTGAATCTAAATTAGCACCTCTAATACCTTTCATAAATATCTGTACATTTTTTATTGCAACTATTGAAATAACAAGTATATCTGAAAATTTTGAAAAGATAACCGGTTTGCCTTTCTTGAAATTCATAAAAGATAAACTAAATGATAGACTAAACAATAAAGACCAAAAGTAAGGGATTAAATATAATAAGAGTTTGTTCGCTCTTTAACAATTTTACTTATCCCTTGCTATTAATTTAGTAAGGGTTTTTTCTTTTCGATTCTTAGTTGATTAAATAGTATATAAAAATAAGTATATGTAATGACAAATTCAACAAAAACAGTAAAAACAACAAAGATAGTAACTAAAATTACATTTATTCTAGTTGCAACCTTTATTATATTAAAGCTAACCTCAGATGAATTTATTTCCTTGTTCTAATATCAAGTTATAAACAAAATTTATCTTTAAACACAAATAGTTAATTCTGTTTGTGTTTTCTTGTTTCTAAGAGATTCTAATATATTTTGTAAGTACTTATATCAAATTGTTATTAAAGTCTATTAGAAGTGATTAAAATAGTCTTAAAATAGATTGTAAGGGTAATATAAGTGTTTAATATACTAACAAACACCAATAAAAAGAAATCCAAATATTAAAATTAAATCTATATATTTTAATAATCTCTTAAAATAAGAAAAAATCCTTGTAATAATCCTTGTAATAATATCCTATTTTCCTATAATTATCAAACATCCAATAAGTCACTAAAATCAAGGGTTTATGTCTAGTTGTCCACACATATAATATATTATTACTAATTACTATATAGTTAATATTTATTTTTATTTATTATATTTTTATATAAATTATCTTAAAATAAATAAACTCTTATACCGTAAACAAATAATCATTCTTAATATATTCCTTACAAAATCTTTTTTTATAAATTAACTTTACATCTAAGAGATTCTAATATATTTTGTAACTACTTATATCAGATTGTTATTAAAGTCTATTACAAGTTATTAAAATACTCTTAAAATAGATTATAAGGTATATTGACAAGGAGTCTAAATCCCTATTGGTTAATTCTAATAGGGATTTTCTTATTAAAAATGATATTTTCTGTACTACTTTTAAATATCACTTACAGTTACTATCCTTACTACCACTATCCTATATCTCTACTTCATCTTTCTACTTATAGTAACATATATAAGAGGGATTAGTTAATAAGTTAATATAATAATAATAGAATTAATAATGATATAGCTGGAATAATATATTATTAATAATAATAGAATAATAGAATTAATAATGATATAGCCGAAATAATAGATAATAATGATATAGTTGGAATAATAGAATTAATAATGGTATAGCCGAAATAATAGATAATAATGATATAGCTGGATTAATAGATAATAATGATATAGCTTAAACAATAGTTTAATATAATATAGCTTAAACAATAGTTTAATATAATATAGCTTAAACATAGATTAATATAATAATATACTTAAATATAATTAATTGTAGTTCCTCTTATTTCTTGCGTTTTATTAAATGAAAATAAATTAAAATATAATACCATTTTTTTACATTTAATATATAGTAAGTGTAACTAATTAGCTAGTTATTTGTTTTACTTATAACAAGAACGAAATTAAAAAGATTATATATAATAAGAATGAACGAAAGTTCGGTGAGTTCCAGGGAGTAATTACCCTGGTCTTGTCCTCACCTTAATAAAAGACAAACTATAAAATTAATGACAAGATAAAATGAAAACAATTTCC